TTAGACCTTAACCAAGGTGATGCCACGATAGACTATCGAGACGAGAGAGGGAACTATTCCGTGTACAGGATTTATTTTACACAAGGGTTGAAAAAATCCACACTGAAATACAACATTAGGAAGATACAACTCCCATTCTACCTAATTGAGCAGCTTGTCAAGCACTGGAGCGAGATTAAAGATAAAATCTTAACCGCAAAAATAGAGAGATTAAACATTTTCAACTTTAAAGCATAACATCATGAATGACTTAAAATCATATATTGAAATGCTGATTAAGCAGCAGAGCGAGAAAGACCCCGAGTTCAAGGCTTTATTATCCAAGCCGAACAAATCAATAGAGGAATGTGCCAAGTTTTTAGAGAGCGAAGCATACAAGGAAGCCGAGAAACAGAAAGGCTCATGCCGTTGTGTTGGTTGGAGTGATGCTACAATGACCGGACAAATCATTCACTATTACCAAGAGGACAGTATCAAGGCACAGGAACTACCGAGCAACGTAACCACAACACCGCCAGTAACCAAGCCAAAGACCGAACCGACAAAGGTAATACAGATGCCTATACCGCCACGGAAGAAAGGCAGCAAGGCAAAGAAAGAGAGTAAGAACCCGAAGTGTCAAGAACTAAGTTTATTCTAATATGAAACCGCAGACCAAGATACAAAAAGAGGTAGAGGAATTATCCAAGAGATTAAGACCATTACCGCAATATCTGCTTGACAAGTTCTATCAAGCAACCGAGGAGTACAACCGCACAAGATATTATGCGGTGTTGGAGCAAGTGAAAGACTATTCAGTTGTAAGATATTTCAAGTATATCAAGCACAAGAGGATAGAGAATGTTTGTCAAGAATTCATGCAAGTCTATATGAGCGAGCACGGCAATGCAGTAAGGGCGAAGCAGCGTTTCTCTATGGGGCATTATTACGACACGTTCCTAACTGACAGTCCCATGAAGATAAGACAGAACAACAGAAACTACTGTTATAACAGGCTTACCGATATTGGTTACTCTAAACTCTTTGTCCGTTCCAAAAAAGCAAAGAGAGTAATCTGTAACTACAAAGAGAACCAGTACTACATGATAGGCAAAGGGTATCTATGGTTGACAGACGATATGAACGTAGACAAGTTCCCATTCTTAGAAACAATACTGAAACAGAAACCGAGGATAGCCGAACTTCTCTTGCTCAACCATATCAAAGACCAGGATATTGTAAAGCTCGCATGGAAACACGGATATTTGACCGAAGATTTAGATTACAATTTATGGTCTGACACCGTCTCTATGGCAAGACGTCTTAACTTAGACATCCATAACCCTATCTATGTTTGCCCACAGAACTTGCAGACCGCCCACAATCTGTATACTCGCAGACTTAACCGACAGAGAGCCGAAGAAGAGAGGAGAAGAGAGGAGATGAGAGCGATGAGCGACAAAAAGGCAAAGAAGCACTTCAATGAGTTCATCAAGAAATTCTTAAGCCTTATCATAACAGACGGAACGGTTACCATTCAGCCGTTGAAGTCAATAGAAGAGTTCAGAGCCGAGGGCAAGATGATGCACCACTGTGTGTTCGATATGGGTTACTATAAGAAGCCAGACTGTTTAATCCTGTCAGCACAGGTGAACGGCAAGCACATGGAAACAATAGAACTCAATCTAAAGAACTTCTCGATAGTGCAGTGTCGAGGGTTCATGAACGACCCGAGCGCATATCACAACGAGATAGTACAGCTTATGAACAAGAATATGTACAAAGTAAGACAACTGACAAAGAAAAGAAAGGAGGTAGCATAATGAGTTTTTGGTTTCCAAACAAGGACACGGACAAAATGACAAGGAGATGCAACCGCATGGCAAGAGACAGATTTATCGGAGATATACTGAAAGCAGCATTTTGGATTAGTCTTATGGCATTATCTATGTGCGACACAAAATAAATCACAATATTTTGCGTTATTACAATATATATAATCATTCAGCCCTCGACATCACGGATAAGTCAATTAATTATGAAGAAAATAGAATTTGTTGGAGGTATTGCGAACGAACTTGCAGAAGTAATCAATGAAAACAATATACATATTACCTGTATTGAAGGTAATGTATGTGAGATAGATGATGATAATTTTGTCAAATTGCAAGCAGTTTGTCCTGCCGCATTTGATGGCAATGATATAATAGTAGTAACAGAATAACTCCCCGAGCATGGAGGTTGAATAGAGAAAGAAGAAATTGAACGTTTATGACAACTCAACAAGGATGCCTAACAAGCATCCTTTTTTATTGCCCTAAATTGCGTGAACGGAAAAACGCATAAATCCATTTCTTAATTTTGCACCGTGAGTTGTAGCAGAACACACATACCGATTAGACATCATAAGCGAATGATTATATATAGTCCCTATCTGACGAGCTGCTACCTCCGAAGATAGGGACGCTTTTTATCCCAGTAAAAGATGAAAGAAGTAAGTTTAGACAAAGCAATCGAAGTCATTTGTAAAAGTACATTACTCGGACACGAGATTGATGTGTACGGTTCAGCTGATGAACCACTGTTCAAAGCAAAAGACGTTGCAGAGTGGATTGAACATTCAGACGTCTCAACCATGATGCGCAATGTGGATGATGACGAAAAGGTTACAAACAATGTTTGTACCCTTGGTGGGAGCCAATTAATGTGGTTTCTAACAGAGGACGGACTTTATGAAGTTCTCATGCAGTCTCGCAAGCCAATAGCGAAGCAGTTCAAAAAAGGAGTAAAAGAGATATTGAAGAAAATCCGAAAGACAGGAAGTTACTCATCACAAGTTCCACAGACCTTTGCCCAAGCTCTTATGCTCGCAGCAAAGCAACAGGAGAAGATAGAGCAGCAACAGAAACTACTTGCAGAACAAACTCCCAAGGCTGACTATTTCGACAATCTTGTCGAGCGCAACACGCTGACAAACTTCCGTGATACCGCCAAGCAGATAGGACTGAAACAGAACCAGTTTATAGAACTTCTTATTCGTGATAAGTTCATATACCGAGACAAGAAAGGGAAAATCAAACCTTACTCACAACACGCAAACGTCTTATTCAAGCTAAAAGACTGGGGGGACGAACACAAATCGGGATTACAGACGCTAATAACACCACAGGGGAAAGAAACATTCAGATTATTGTACAAGTAAAATAGAAGAAATAATTAAAGGACATAATCATGGAAGAAATTATCAAAGTTGAAGAGCGCAACAATACGCAAGTCGTAAATGCAAGAGAATTACATCAGTTTTTAATGGTAGGGAAAGACTTTTCAACATGGATAAAAAGCCGGATAGAAAAATACGGCTTCGTTGAAAATGAGGACTTTGAAGTTTTCCCCAATTTTGGGGAAAACCCTAACGGAGGTAGACCGACAAAGGAATATGCAATAACCCTTGATATGGCAAAGGAACTTGCAATGGTTGAAAATAACGAACAGGGACGCATCGCAAGGAAGTACTTCATTGAATGTGAAAAACGGTTGAAAGAAGCAAAAAAGCCAAAGAGCGCAACCGAATTGTTCTACCAGAGCGTTCTCGCCTTAAAAGAACAGGAGGAAAGGATGAACAAACTCGAAAACAGGTTGGATGCATGGGATAAAGAAAGGGAAGAGAACGGCAAACTACTCTTGTCCGTAAGTCTTTCTACTAATAAAGTCCCCGAAGTCAAACTTAGAGACAAAGTAAGACAGCTTGTCAACAGATACTCCGCCGCCACCAACACACGGCAATGTGAAGTATGGCACAAAATTTACGAAATACTTTATTACTCTTACGGAATATCAATCAATTCATACAAGCGTAAGACTAAGCAGAATAAGCTTGACATAGCGGAGGAAAACGGTTTCCTTGGTAAAATGTATGATGTTATATCCAATATGGCTAAAAGTATCTAACCGAATTTATATCGGAAGTTGCTAAGAATGAGCTGAATTTTAATTCCGTAGATTTTACGTATTTAAAATAAAGGGTGCAGTCAACCAACGCTACACCCTTTATTCTTACACCCAACATTACACATCACACCACCGCCCAAGCCTTTATTTATCCCCGACACGCAACATCTTGTGTAACGTTTCCTGTTAGCTTTTACATCTTCTTGAAAGCATCCTTAATCGTCTTGTCTCTCATCGTTGCATACCTGTTCGTTTGCAGCGTAGTCGTGTGCCCGAGAGCATGCTTAATCACGTCAGTACTTACACCCCTGTTGAGCATCGTAGAAGCAAAGGTACTCCGCCCCATGTGAGAATGAAGGGAGGGTTCACCAATCATTTGCCCGAGAGCCTTAAGGTACATATTATACTTTTGATTACTGATTACAGGCAACCGACCCTCATACCGAAGAGTAATCTCCACCGCCTTGTCGGTCAGATAAAGAGTGTAATCCGTGTTCGTCTTTGTTCTCTTGCCGTTCAACCGATAACTACCATCGTCTTCCCTCTCGCAGTCAGACAAGCGGAATTTCATCAAATCCGAGTAAGCCAACCCAGTATAACACTGGAAAAGAAACAAATCCCTGGTTCTCTGTAAATATCCGTCAGTCAAATCAAGCTGCTCAATTTTCTCAACCTGTTCAATGGTAAGACAGGCAATCTGACCGCCCTCCGCCTTGTCTATGTGTATTCTCTTGCTTTGGTACGGATTTTCACTCGCCAGCTCATCCGTAATTGCGTCATTGATGAAAATCTTCAGATATTTGTGGTACGATGCAATGGTACTCTGCATAAGACCCTTGCCACCGACCACACGTCTATGCAGCCACTCGTCAAAGGCACGGACGTTACTCTCCGTAATATCCGAGAAGTACATCATCTTCCCCCATTCCGAAAAAGCCTTGATGAATGACCTGTATCTGTTCCGAGTGTGCTCCGATACATTCCGTTGAGGTATTCTTGATTTGATGTAATCTATAAAGGTCATGGACGATGCTCTTGTATCAGTAACCCGGTTCAGCTTACCTAAATCCACGATACCGCTTTCCGCCATTTCTCCTATCATCTTGTGGCAGTCATTCACCAACTGTCTTAATCTGTTATTCAGCTCAACCGCATCAAGACGGAACTTCACGCAATCCGCCTTAATATCCCATTGTGTAGGCAATACCGATACACCAGTAGAGATAAATTTTTGTTTGCCACCATAGGCTACCCTAATATCAACCGACCCTTCTTTGTCTTTTGAAGCCGTATGCCTACGGTCAAAAACGAGCCTAATTTTCGCTATCTTCATAAGCTAATTGTTAAACATTGTTTTTAAATACGCTCCATTCACAGCCGTAACCATTTTCTAATCAATGGTTTACGGCAAAATTAAATACACATTTCCCGATTTTTTGTTTCGTGTATTTAATTCGTATTTATTTTGTGTCATATTTCATACACATTAGATACGTACAGATACACATCAGATACGTATTACATACACCCATACAATCTCTTTAACTTTACTTATTTACTTGATATTCAGCGTTTTACATTTTTAGTTATTGGTTATCAGATACAAAAAAGGGGAGCATTTAACTCCCCGAAAGTGATTCCGCAGGGAGTTGAACCCTATTAATGTTATCTCCTAAATATCAAGTACTTACAAAATCCTCCTTTCTTGCCTGTATTTAATTCGTATTTAATTTAAATAGTATATTTCCGCTGCAAAGGTAGTGTATTTTAATCTAAAATATTACACAAACATATCACATTTATACTTATTTAAGGTTCGGTTCCCAGTGTTAAACAGTTTAAATTACACTTGCATGATAGTTTATTTTACACTACCTTTGCAAACGAATCAAGTAAATGGGTACAAGGTTTAATTTGAATTTGCCTCCTTTCTGGCTTAAGCCAGACAACATAGAAACTCTCGGAAGTGCCCATTCACTTTCGGGAGTTTCGCTTTTATATCCAATATGGGCTACAACTTAATCAGAATATCAATCATAGAAGCGCAGAAGGCTCTAAGCGACAAGAAACGTTTAGACGCCTTCTGTTTTGCTATTAAGATTAAGTTGATGTTCCGCTCATCTGACCTTATTTACACTTCGCTCAACAAAGCAGCCGAAACTATGCATCTCAAAAAAGACAAGTTCAAAAGACTTGTTGCTGACGCTATCAAGTTTGGCTACGTGAGAAAGGATTGCAATAAGAATGGTGTAGTAAGATATATAGCAAGGAGATTATATTCAAACAGCGAGTATTCATATCTATTGCGCAAGGATGATTTGACAAACCTTTTCATGCCACAAATTAAATTCCTTGTCAAACGTATTGTAGTTGAGAACAAGATAGCAGTTATCACTGATGTTTTCAATACCCACAATAAGGCAGAAGATGGAAAGACCGTAGATGAAATTCGGTCTGCCCGGAAAAGAGAAGGACGTATGCTGAAAACAGACTTCAATGAAGACCGTCTCGGCTGTTCGTATGCTACAATAATGACTTTGACTAAAGGAACGAGATATCAGGCAGTAAAGATTACTGGCAATCTTACCAAACGCAAGATAGTAAAGAAAATAGTCCGCACTATCACTTTAAGCAAAAACCCGAAAGACATTACTCGAACCCAAAGCTACCGATGCGCTGACGGTTCTCTTGTTATAGAAAGCGCACGCACAAGAAGAGCTTTTATTAAAAAGAGCAATGTTTATCTGATGAAGGATAGTAGTATTAAGGCTCCATCTTACCATGAAAAGGCAGTGGAGACAAAATAATACTAACTAAGGTTCAGGCAGGGATTGTAAGGGGAGGTAGGAGGTTTATTAACTTAGATAATTAACTTAATGTTTAACTAAAAGAAAGAGAGAATAAGAGAATGATAGAGTCCTTAGATAATTTTGCCCGATTTTCAGATTTTTGCGCAAAAAATCAGCTCGAAAATTCCGCGCGTGATTTATTCTCGTGCGCATACGTCATGGGTGAGCACCCGTCTTTTGGCGAGTTCAAGAAATATTGCAGACTGCATCTGAGATTAAGCGTAAGGGAGCACAAGGAGTATATTATCGCCCTTTGGAACGACATGGAAGATTGTAGGTGGCTAAAGAAAAACGGCAAGCCGGCAAAGGACTGGAGAACGCTTGTAAATGTACACAATGGAATCTTGCTACGCAAATACAATATCCAGCGTAAGGAGAGAAAAGACCCCAATACATACATGCCGTATTTCGGTCTTGAAACAGCCGAAGAGGAATATCCCGAAAACGGCAGACACTACGTATGCTATACAGATGGGAGCTGCGACAATGTAAAATCCAAGGCAGGAGGTTCAGCCTATATAATCATCAAAGATGGCGAAATAGTCAAGATGAAGAGCCATGGCTCACCAAGCACCACAAATAACCGCATGGAACTGCTTGCAATCATCAGTGCAGTAAATTCATGCCCCGACAATGCCTGTGTAGACGTTTACACGGATAGCAAATATTGCATTTACGTATTATCCAAGAAAACCGCACCGCAGATTAACAAAGACCTCTACGAACTATTCAAGAAGTGTTCCGCCCACGTTGAAGGTGTGCGCTTCCACTGGGTCAAAGGACACAATGGAGACAAGTACAACGAAATGGCGGATGATATGGCATACGGAGCATACTGCGATATATGCGATGAATACCACTTCAAGAAAATGACACGGCATTAAATATTTTATCCATATCTCTATTTATCGCTACCACTTACAGCCTCTTTATATATGGCTTTTTCTCTCCCCTTAGCAATATCAAAGTAATACATTTTCCCGTCTTGAATAACATAGACACCTCCAGTCCAATTGTCATACATTATAGAACCAACTTTATCCAGTAGGTAAAACCGTTTATTCAATGCGTTCAGATATTCAACATAAACATACGCACCAAACATCAACAAAAAACAAACGGTGCAAGCCTTATAAAATATGTTATTCATTTTCTTAATCCAATAAATTATTATATTTAAATACGACAATACAGAATAAGCCAAAGTCGCCCACCCAAACGCTACCCATATAGTTATATTAAACTTTGCAGAGACAACAACAAAGGCAAACATAATAGCTGTAAATACAAACAGCGATTTATATTGCCTATTCAATAAACCTATACCCAATAAGCAAGCGGTACACCCTATACTGCATATTATAGAATAGGTTTCATTCTCAAAAAACAGGGAAGCAACTTCTCCTATGATTAGCAATGGCAATAAGAAAACATACGAAATAACAGCTAAAATGCCAATATTGTTCTTCATAATCATTACGAAAGAGAGTCTACAGCAATAGTATCTGTCTCATACTCATCTTCATAATTGCCATTGTTTATGCATATCTGCTTCAAATTCTCATACATCACATCATTTATGCACTCGTTGCAGCTCTTATTAAGCATAGCTTTTGTTAGCTCATTCAAAGGCACTCTGCGCAATGCCGAAGATTTCGTTATTTCAGAAGCAAGAACCCCGATTTTAAAGCAATTTCTATCAGCGTGCAGAGTTCCGTCTTCATCCAAATAAACATAATCACCAACTATTCCATTCTCAATTTTTTCCTTTTCCGTCATTTCCTTAGGCTTTTCTGAACATGCGACAAGCAATAAACAAAACCCCAGACAAAATAATAAACTTCTCATATTTCCCTTACAAATTTAATTAATTTATCTTCCCCATCTTCCTCCATCCGTTCTCCCGAATGAAGTCAGCTATTATAATCACTCCCAAAGCGAACACAAACCACCTTGCAGGCATCAGCCAGCTCCCGAACCCGACTTCACGCTGAAAGTCGATACAGAAGCTCACAAGGTAATTATAGCTAATAAAAGCCCTGTGCATCCAGTTAAACTGAAAAGCAACGCTCACTACGAACCAAGCGAGAAACCCCGAGAACGAGTAGCTACATGCCACATAAGCCAGCTCAAAGTCATATCCTTTAACGAGCAATGCAACATGGACCACAAAGAACAGCGTCCCCAACAACGGTAAAATACCGATAACGGCTCTTGCTATTCTCCAAATCAACGTACGCTCCAATTTCCCGAGAACAGTCTCATCTATCCTCTCAACCCAATTTTTCTTCATAAGCAGTAGTTTTTGTGTTTAAACAGATTACTGTTTATTCAGCATATCAATCAGCTTGTCAAGACGCTTGTTAAGCCTTGCTATCTCTTCGTCCTTTTCCTTGACTTGCGACATCAATAGCTTGTTCATCACTTCAAGACTCTTGTAATCCGTATTTACGTTCTGTGTAACGTTTGACGAGTTGTTTCCGTTAATATTGAAAGCACTGTCAAACGATTGCATAATCTCTTCGGCTGGAGGAGCAGAAAACATATCCCCAACACCATCGATGAGCCATTTCTCGTTGACACCGAACTCTTTGGTTATTCGATAGAGTGTGCCCGGCGATATGTTCAATCTACTGTCTTTTACCGTCTGTACGCAGAATGAGCCGCCCTGTTTAAACCCAAGAGCTTTAGCCATAGCGTTTTTTGAAAGTCCCTTTATCTGACGAACTTTCTCCACTCTCTCCCTAATCTCATTCATTTTCTCCCTTCCGTAAGCCATCCTTTGTCCCTCCTAAATATAATAAGGTGTAAATCTAAACTTATGTATCAATTACTTTATATAGTTTAAATTCAACCGCATTAGTTAGTTTTTCCACTACTTTTATTTGGAAAGTAGTAGAATTTCCACTACCTTTGCATCAGTTAAATATAACACAATCCCACAGGAAAGTGTTACACAAGTTGAATAGTTTGCAAATATAGAAATAAATATGACAACAAGCAAGAAAAAAGAACTAAAACTTAGATATGGCGGAATAAAAATGCTGTCCGACATCTTCGGTGTCAGCACACAAACTGTTCGCAGGGCGATGAAGTACGAGTTTGATACGGCTCTTGCTGACCAAATGAGGCTGAAAGCCTGCACTCTTAATCTCGTTACCAATAACCGGATTAAATATAAGGAAGGGAAATGAAAGAATCAATAGATACTTTTATGGTTGAGAAAAGGGCGAAAGATGGCTTTATCAATGCAACTCAGCTTCTCGACAAATTGAATGAAAGCCGTGGGCAAAACTTAACAATTCGTGATTACTTGGAGTCCAAAGAGACAAGGGCTTTTATTTCAAGACTTGTCAACAATGAAGCCAGTAGATGGAGGAAGGGGATTGTCTATATGGTAACTTGTGGTAGAAACATGTGGTTTCCTCAACAGATTTTTGTTCATTTAGCTGCGTTCTGGCTTAAACCTCCAATTGCGGTTAGGTGTATACCTCAAAAGTTAGCCAATCTTCCGATGAAAAAGATAGAGCACGATCCTTTCGAGTATAATTTACATGTATTATTCCCATTCTTAAAGAATTATCATGACACAAGACGAAGTACGACAAATCATAGCCGAAGAATTAGATAAGCGTCTTCCCCTAATGAAGAAGTTTCTCACCACAGAGGAAAAAGCCCATCAGTTGGGCATCAAACCCGAAACGCTCCGGCGCAAGGCTCGAAAAGGCGAGATACCATGCGAGAAGAGCGGACTGTCGGGGAAAGCGAGATACATATTCCCAGTATGACCTTAATTTTTCATATGATAAACGTTCTGTGTTGGTTCGCGAGAATAGATGCAGCCCTGTTTAAATGCTTTATAATTAAATTTTAGGTGTGCAGACAGCTAAAGACTGGCATCGGGGAGCGAGACCCGGCACACCACCAACTGAATGGACGGTGCAAGCCTTTTACTCACACGAGTATAAACCATAAGGAAATAGAGGCAAGGCGACTATTCTTCCGCAGTGCAGTTCTTTGGCATAATGTAACAACAAGCGCAACATATAATATACTATTATAATCTCTGGTGAGCATGGCTCTTAAATCACAGGTAACGCTGTGAGCCCCGGGTGTGTATAGCTAATTGGTAGGCTAAGGCTCTAACTTAATTATCTTGTTTCGAAAGGCAGGCCGATGATGGCGGTTCGAGTCCGCCCACACCCACGTTCAGTAAATTGTGTATAACCGTGAAGTCTTTGTTCGTGAGAATAGAGGCTTCAAACTGGAGCGGTACCATCGCCACATGGTAAGGGATGGCAAAATCGGAATACGAGTGGGTTCAAATCCCACAGCTCCACCATTTAGAATGTTCTTTATATTGAGTTGAATTGCACGGCGGTGCTTTTTGTTTTTTATAGGTTAGAAATCCTTCATTATAGGCAAATCCGCGAGGACAAGCCTTTCGGGCGCAAAAGGGTACAGCACATCTATAACAATACTGAAGCCATGTCTTTGCTGGCGGTTCGACTCCGCATGCGCCCACATTCTTTAATTTAGTATTTTGTTTTCCTCTGTCTGTTTCATAACAGGGCAGACAGGGGTTTTTACATCGAATGATAGAACTTAATCCACAACAAGAGATAATGTTGCGTATCGATGAGGAGTATGATTTCATCATGCAGAACATAGAGACCTGCTCCCTCTTGCAGTTAGAACTGCACATGCGCAAGATTCATATCTTGTCAGCTAAATACAAAGCAGTATGTACAGGATAACAAAAAAGAAAGCAAAAAAATTACAGCAAGTTGGTTCAAACGAACGCTCACGGGCAATGAAGAAAGCCGATGATGCTTTCTCGCTATATATAAGAACACGGGACGCACAAGCCTACTACGGTAAGGCTTTTAAATGTATCTCATGCGGGCGCACTCTACCCATAGAACAGGCTGATTGCGGTCATTACATCAACCGCCGCCACATGGCTTTAAGGTATTCGGAGGAAAACTGCAATGCTCAGTGTCGGCACTGCAACTGCTTCGACGAGGGTAATATCTATAACTACCGCAAAGGCTTGTATCTTAAAATAGGCGAAAAAAATCTCCTTGCTCTTGAAGCAGCAAAGAACCGCACCTGCAAGCTTTCCACCTTCGAGCTGGAGGAGATTGCTGCAACATACAAGAAACTAACCGGGCAGTTTGCCTACCAAATTAAATAGGATATGAAGAGTATTAAATTCAAACGGATTACTCTTGCCAACTTCAAGGCTTTCCGGACCTTTACAATGGCTTTCAGCGATGGAGTCACCAACATCTTCGGACGCAACGAGTCGGGCAAGACTACCATTCTTGACGCTATCATGTGGTGCTTGTTCAATAAGGACCACCTGTATAGAACAACTTTTGCCTTGAAAACGCATGATGAACAAGGTAACGATATTCCGAAACTGGAGCATTTCGTTGAACTTGTTATCGTAGTTGATGGTGTGGAACGTACATTGAAAAGGTCGCTTAAAGAGAAGTGGACTAAACCGAGAGGACAGGCTGAAACAGTATTCTCCGGCAACTATCAAGAATGTTATGTTGATGGCGAGCTCGTTTCGTCTACCAACTTCTCTGTCTTTGTCGGCACGTTCATCGAGGAAACGGTGTTCAAATGTATAACTTCGCCAACATACTTTCTTTCTCTCTCATGGCAAGAGAAGAGAAGTTTTCTGCAAAGTCTTGCCGGAGATATTTCTAAAGAGGAAATAACTGGCGGAGATAGTAAATTTGACGGATTGATTTCTGAACTCGAAAAGCAATCAATTGAAGAATACACCAAGCATCTTAAATTTCTAACAAGAGAGATCAAGAAGAAGCTTGATATGATACCCGTTCGCATTGCCGAACAGGAAAAAGCCTTACCTCAAAAGCAAGACTGGGATTCTGCCGAAGAAAAGATAAAGGAGCTCCAAGACTATATTGATAAGGTTACCGAGCGGCAGAAGTTATCCCCCGAACAGCGAAGACGCATCGATATTGACGAAAAGATAAGAAAGATGCAGAAGGTACAAGAGGAAAGAAAATCTGTTATCGAGGTGCTCTACAAGGGGAAGGTTGAGGAAGCTCGTAATGTCTATGAAAAAGCGCAAAGGGAACTGGGTAGTATTCAGAAAGATGCCCTCCCGTATCAAAACC